TCGACTGCCAGAACGCCGCCTACGCCACCTCGAAGTACGACCCGGGCAAGGCCGCCGTCATGTACCAGGTCGGGTGGGACGCGATCGCGAACACCACCAACGCCGGAACCTCCGGCGGATACAGCCCAGCGAAGGTGACTCTCACCAACGCGATCGCCGCCGGAATATACGTCTGAAAGGCCGCACATGCGCTACAACTTGCCCTCCGGGGGATGGGTCGAGATCCGGGACCCGAAGCTGCTGAAGGCCCGCGATCGCAAAGCCGTGGTGCGCGGTGTTCAAGACCCGGAGGAGGGCCACACGATGGCCCGCGTGGTCGACATGTCGGACGGTATTGCCGCCATGATGATCACCGCCTGGAAGCTGCCGTACCTCCCGGACGCTGTGCTGCCATCGCAGGATCTCTCGCTCCTCGACGAGATGACAATCGAAGATGACTCAGCGCTGCAAGGGACACCGGAGATGCTGGAGGCGGCGCGACTGTTCCAGCCGACCAAGCCGGACCCGTCGGACTACGACAACCCGGATTCCCCTACCGAGCCCGCGAGCGCATAAGGGCGAAGCTGCGCGGGCTCCCGGTCAAACGTGCCCGCCAGGGCGAACAAGCCCTGTGGGATGAGGCCTCGGACGACTGGTGGTGGCTCGACCGCTACAAGATGACGCCCGACCAGGTGGGTGAACTGTCCCTCGCCACCTTCAACCGCATCCCGCATATCGCGGCCATGGCCGACGAGATTCGGCGAGAAGAGCAGGAAAAAGCCGCGAAGGGGTGATTCCGTCGTGCCCGAATTCCACCTGGTGGGTGTGTCCGAGTTCAAGGATGCGATCGACGCGCACATCGCCCGCCAGATGGTGGCGACCCGGGAAGCAGTGGCGAAGGGCGCCCACACGATCGAGGCGAAAGCCAAGGACGAACTCGCCACCTCATCCCACCCGAAGGGCACACCCACCCCGTCGCAGCCGGGCGAGCCGCCGTCTCTGATATCCGGCAGCCTGCGACGCTCGGTGCGCGTCCAGGGCCCGACGGGGGACGGCAAGACGTTCATCGCCTCAGTGGGCCCCTCAATGGTGTACGGCCGCATCCAGGAGTTGGGGGGCACTGCGGGGCACGGCAACCGTCTCCCGCCGCGCCCCTACATGAAACCCGCGGTCGAGAAGTCCGCCGCCGAACTGCTGGCCCTGTTCCGCGAAGCCTGGTCGACATGGTGAGGGGGCGTCGTGGCTGACGGGTTCCTCCCACCGGTTGTGGCGGTTTTGACCGCTTCGATCGGTGAGTTCTCCGCCAAAATGGGCGAAGCCAAAGGCGAGATGGCCGAAGTCGAAGGCTCCGCCGGAGCGATGTCGACCATCGGCAAAGGCGCCCTGCTCGGAATCGCTGGCGCCGCCGCAGTGGTCGGTATCGCCTCGGTGAAACTGGCCTCCGACTTCCAAACCCAGATGACCCGGCTCTACACCGCGGCCGGCGCGCCGAAACAGGCCGTGCTTGAAAACTCCAACGCCATCCTGGCGATGGCCACATCGGTGGGACAAACCGGCACCGCGATGGCCGAAGCCCTCTACCACCCCATCTCCGCCGGCCTGGACATGGCGACCGCGTTGAACGTCGTCAAGTACTCGGCGGAGGAAGCCCAGATCTCGGGTGCCAGCCTCGACGACACCACCTACTCGCTGTCGTCGGTGATGAAGGCCTTCAACCTCTCCGCCGCGGACGCGGAACCCACGATGGCGTCGCTGAACGCGATCGTCGGTGAAGGCGACATGCGGTTCCAGGACTTCAACGAGTCCGTGAAGAACTGGGCGCCCACCGCCGCGCAGATGGGCATCTCGATCAACTCGATGGGTGCCGGCCTCGCCTACCTGACCGACCGGGGCAACTCGGCCGAGGTGGCGGCGACCCGCATGACGATGGGCATCTCCATGATGACCACCCCGTCGAAGCAGGCCGCGACCCTGCTGGAAGGCCTGGGGGTCGCCTCTTCGGACGTGTCCGCCTCCAGCTCGGCGATGACCGACGTGTTGAAGAAGACCGGCATCACACAGAACAAGCTGGCCCTCGACCTGAAGCAGCCCGACGGGCTGTATGTGGCGTTGAAGGATCTCCAGGACGGGCTGAACAAGGCCGGGATTTCCGGGACCGAGGCGGACTCGGTACTGGCGAAGATCTTCGGCGGCGGCCGGTCTGACAAGGCGATCATGTCGCTGATGCAGAACCTTGACGGTCTGCACCAAAAGTTCGACGCCATCACGGCCGACTCGACGGTGAAGAAGTTCGAGCAGAACTGGGAAGACGCGAAGAACACCTTCGGCTTCCAGATGAAACAACTGGGTGCCTACTTCGAAAACTTGGGCATCAAAATCGGCTCGGTTCTGATGCCGATCTTGTCGAAGCTGGCCAGTTGGTTCCTATCGTCCATGTCGTGGCTGGGGCAGCACAAGGCACTTCTGGTCGGGATCGCGTCGGGTGCTATCCCGCTGCTGGTGCTGGGGTTGGGCGCATTGACGGTCGCGGTGTGGGACTTCACGGTCGCACTGCTGGCGGACCCGCTCACCTGGGTTGTGCTCGCGTTCATGGCACTCGGTTTCGCGGTCTATGAACTGATCACCCACTTCAAGCAGGTGATGAACTTCCTCGCCCCGTTCGGCCGGTGGGTGAAGACCGAGGTGATCGACCCGATCATCCGGGCCTGGGACGCGTTGATGAAGTTCCTGCGCCCGGTCGGGCAGTGGATCAACACCAACGTGGTGCAGCAGATTGTGCATTTCTGGCAGTCGCTGGTCGATTGGGCTCACAAAATCTGGCCCGACATTTCCCGCGTCATCGACCAGTTCCTGTCCCGCGTAAAAGCAATCTGGCAACCGGTGTGGCTGCTACTGAAAGCCCAGTTCGAGGGTTTCGTTACCGCGTTCAAAATGGCGTGGACGCCTCTCAAGGCGTTCTTCTCGGACGTGTGGGACTTCGTCAAAGACACCTTCATCTTCGCGTGGGACATCATCAAGTCCTATTTCCAGGGCGCTTGGCAGGCGCTGAAAGGCATAGCTCAGGGCATCGTCGAATCGATCAAAGGCATCATCGACTTTGTTGTCGGGATCTTCTCTGGTGACTGGGCGCGTGCCTGGAATGGGATCAAGGAAGTTTTCGGTGGCATCTGGACGGCCATCAGGGGTGTGCTCGGTGGGGCGTGGACGTTCATCACCGGCGTATTCGCCGGCGCCGGCACGTGGCTCATCAATGCAGGTGGGGACATCATCCGCGGTTTGTGGGATGGGATCTCGGCGGCCGGGTCGTGGCTGTGGGGCATGGTCAAGGGGTGGGCTGACGGCCTGATCTCCGGCATCAAGTCGTTCTTCGGGATCTCCAGCCCTTCGAAGGTCACCCACGAGATGGGTGGGTTCCTGGCGCAGGGCCTGGCGAACGGCATCCTCGCCAACACCCATCTCGCTGTGGGTGCCACAACGGCGATGGTGGCGCAGGTGCTCGGCGCGGCGTCCGGGTTGGACGTCAACGGGTCGGTGGGCATGTCCGGTGCGGCGTCCCCGCTCACCGCCGGGCTCGGTGGCGCGCTCAGCGCCGACCGCCCCATACAGATCGTGCTGCAACTCAACCCGCGTGACGTGCAGCAGTTCATCCAGCAAGGCATCCTGCGGAAAGACCTCCGCAACACCGGCAACGGGCTCACGGTGGGGGTGTCCTAGATGGCGCGTCCCTTCCCGCTGCTGCTCGTCACCGCGGACTTCTCCGCTGGGCCGCCGAACGTGCCGACCGGCGTCAACACGGTCGCGCTCAACGGCGGCCCGGCGGCGGTGAAAACCGCGGTCCGGCAGATCTCCATCTCCCGTGGCCGCCAGTACGAGCTGAACAAGGCCGAAGCCGGCACCATGACGCTCGACGTCACCGACGGCTCCGAGTGGCTGAACCCGGTGAACGCCGCCAGCGGCACGAACATTCTGGCGAACGGCTCCTTCGAATCGGGCACCACCGGCTGGTCGGGGCACAACGCCTCCACGATCACGGCCGCCCTCGGTGGGTCGGTCGGTCTCTACGCGTGCGTCATCACCTCGACCACCGCGGCGACCGCGACCGGTGTCATCTCCGACATCGCCCCGGGTATCACGGCCGGCACCTCCTACACGGTGGCCGCGGATTTCCTGCCGCTCGGCGTGGGCTTGACTGCGGGCCTGGGCATCAACTGGTTCAGCCCGACCGCGTATCTGTCGACGTCGTTCACGTCGCCCGGGGTGGCGCCTTCGGGTTCGGGGGTGTCGACGTTCGCCATGTCGGCGGCAGCCCCGGCGACGGCGACGCGGGCGCAGGTGTTCCTCGACGGCGGGAACCTCGTTAGTGGCGCCCAGTTCGCCGTGGACAACGTGGTGCTCTACTCGGGCCCCACGAAGCCCACCTTCGGGTCCCCGTTCAACACGGGCCCGAACAGCCTGCTGCCCTACCGGTGTATCGCGGCCGGGGCGTGGTGGAACACGGCGACCCGGGACGCCACCGGGAATCTGCTCAACTCAGCGAACCAGCCGCCCGCGTCGGGTGGCACGTTCTTCGATCCCTCGTTCGAGGGCGGCGGCGCGGGTGGCTGGGGGAACTTCGGCTCGGCGGCGACGCTGGCGAACAGCACCGCGCAGGCGTTCGTCGGCACCCATTCACTGGCCTGCACGTTCACCGCGACGTCCGACGTGGCGGGGTTTGGTTTGTGGACGGTGCCGGGGATCGTCTACACGGTCAGCCTGTACGTGTTCGTGCCTGCCGGTCACACGGTCACGGCGACGCTCTACAACTATCCGGGTCTCCTCGGCCAGCCGATCGCGGCCGCTACTTCCACGGCGACGGGGGCGTGGCAACGTCTCACCCTGACCGGGATGCCGGCGGGCGCCGTGTCGGCCGTGCAGGTGCAGGTCGTGTCGGGCGCTTTCCCGGCAACGGTCTATGTGGACGCGGTGCAGGCCGAGCTCGGCGCTGCGGTGTCGGCGTTCACCACCGCAGGCCCCACCTATTTCCCGATCTACACCGGCTATGTCGAGCGGTACCCACAGAAGTGGGACAACGCCGGGTTCCGTGGGTTGAAACCGCTGGAAGCCGTCGACGCACTCTCGCCGCTGTCCCGGGCCGTGATCAACCAGTCCTACGCGCAGACGATCCTCGCGGATGGGCCGATCGCGTACATGCCGCTCAACGACGACGCGGGCCCCCAGGCCGTGCAGCGACCGCGGGGCGGCCAGCCATATATCGGCTACACAGAACTCGGATCGCAGTCCGCCTCGGTGAACTTCGGCGGTGACTCATTCTTGGACGGGTCGAAAGCCGTGTCGGTGGTACAGCAAAACACAGATCCGGCGACCGTCGCCGACGGCACTCAACTCACTTATCTAGGCACCCGCCAAGGCGGATTCACCATGAACCCCAAGGCGTTCAGTTTCGAGGCTTGGATCAAGTGGAGTTCAGGTGTCGTGTATTTCGGGGCCGCAGCCATGACACCGGGCGAAAGTACCATCGGCGAGGTCACCGGGCCTAACCATGGCGTGAACTGGTATACGACGGGCGGCCAGCTATTCCCGGAATACGTCGATCCTAACGGGAACACGAGCCATGGTTTTGGCGCTTCTCTTGCCAGTAGTGCCTGGAATGGTTACCCGGATGGCAAGTGGCACCACCTGGTCATGCTCATGTCGCCCACGACGACCATTTCGTCGTATGTCGACGGCGTGTTTGCCGGTTCGTATTCCCCAACTGGCCCGTGGTCTCAAGCGGTGCTTCTCAACAACCTCTTCATAGAGTCGCAAACGTATTTTGGTGACCCCATTACGGAAATCGCGGCCGCGAATGTGGCCGCATATTCGTTCCTGCTCACTACGACGCAAATCGGCAACCACTACCAGCGCGGCATCGGCTACCTCGGCGAATTGCCCGGCGTGCGGGCGTTGCGGCTGCTGACGAAGTACTGGTCGACCAACGTGGTCACCGACCCCGGCAAGATCGCGTTGTCGGCCGACTTCTACTACTCGCCGCCCGCCGGCCCAGGTCAAGCGCCGCAGTCCAAGAGTGTCCTGTCCGCCTTGGAGGACATCGGCGATACCGAGACGGGTCTCACCTGGGTTGACGCGCCCGGGAAAATCCATTTCGACTCGCGCGACACCCGCTATCTCAACCAGCCCACCGCGCAGTTCGTGTTCGGCGAGAACGAGGCCGCCGGGGAGTTGCCGTACCTCGAACTGGAATACGACTACGACCCGACGTATGTCTACTCCGAGGCCGACTTGACCTGCGACGGCACACAGAACGTGTCCGTCACCGTCAACGCCGCCACTCAAGCATCGGCCGGGCAGAGAATCCTGTCCAAGACGATGTACGCCCAAAACGACTGGGACGTGGGCCAGGCGGGCGCGTTCTACACGCAACGCTATGCGAAACCCGCCGGTGCGCCGGGTACCGGCGTGCCGCCCCGGATCTCGATGTTCACGCTCGACCCGGCGTCGAACCCGAAATTGTTCACCGCCGTGCTGTCGCTCGATATCGGGGATCGGGTCACAGTCAAGCGCCGCACGTCGGCCCAGGTCACCATGACCGGCGACTACTACGTCGAGCAGATCAACCCGCAGATCGATTCCGAGGCGTCGACCTGGACCGTTGGATACCAGTTGTCGCCGGTATTTGTGCCCAGCGTGTGGATTCTTGGGGACACCGTCAAGGGTGTTCTCGGAACCACCACCGTTCCCGTCTACTAAAATTGGAGGCGTGAATGGCGACGCCCACGCCAACCATTCCCACATTCACTGACGGCACGATTGTTCACGCGACCGACCTGAATGCGCTCGCTGCGAACCTCACCAACCTGTACAACTACAATCAGGCGTCGTTCAATTCGCAACGTCCTTGCGTGATCGCGAGGCAAACAACCGGCCAGTCCATTCCGAGCCCGAGCGTCGGCAACGGAACAGACACCCTCATCAATTTTCAGTCCGCACTTGTCAATACCGACAACATGTGGACCGCGTCAGTCCCGAACCAGGTCATCATTCAACACGGCGGAATTTACTGGGTCTTCGGACAAATCCGCTATCCCCCTTTAGGTTCAAGCGGATTCAACCAGGTTTACAGTGGCTCGATTCTGGTCAACGGCACCGCTTTCACCAACGCTGTCGCCACCAATGCGATTCCCGCCGTCACCGCCGGGGCTGGCCCCGGCTGCACCGTCGGTGCGCTCGTCAACCTCGCCGCCGGCGCCACCGTGTTCTTCAACGCCTGGCAATCCTCAGGCGCCGCTCAAACGCTGCCCACCAACGGGGGCGGCACGTTCCTGGGCGCGATCTTCCTGACCTCGAGCACGTGATGCCCGCCTGGCTGTGGCCCGGCTGGGACGCGGTGTGGCCCAACATTCTCGCCTCCCTGATCTGGGCGATGCCCGGCCTCGTCCTGCACCTGCACACACGGCGAAGACTCCAGCGCCTCCACGAGAAACACGACGAACTGCAGCGACAGATCCGAGGTGAACGGCCCCATAGCTCATAGAACGGGGGTTCCGTGTTCAACAACCTCGCCGTTCTCATCGCGGCGATAGCAGGACTGATCGGCTCCCTCACCTCGTTCGTCGGAATGATCGTCGTGGTCCGCCGCACCAGCCCCCGGGAACGCCGCGACGCCGCGGAATCCGCCGCCGAAAAGGTCCTGATGCCAGCCCAGCCCCTGCTGGACATCGCGAACGCCGTCGTCGACCTGAAGGAATCGCAGAGGGAGAGGGGTGAGGATGACGAATCAGGAAACGTCCGACGCGACAAACGAAGCCGCCGCCGACGCTCGCGCTAACGGCGCCCACCGGCTTCTCCTCCTGCTCGGCATCACCGGTGTACTGGGGGTTCTTGTGCTCGCGGCAGCGTTGCTGTGGCAGAACGCGCACATCAACGGCCTGCGCGACGCTGGAAACACCACCGCGTCGCAGGCGCAGCAACTCGCACAGCAGGTCCGGTCACTGGGTGGCACACCTGTAGTCACCCCGGCCACCCCTGGCCCGCAGGGCCCGACAGGCGCACAGGGGCCCGGGCCATCGGATGCACAGATCGCCGACGCGGTCACCCGCTACCTTCAGGTGCATCCCCCGGCCGCCGGGCAACCCGCGACCCCGGCGATGGTCGCTACCGCTGTAGCGGCATATCTGACGGTGAACCCGCCGCAGCCAGGACGCGCGCCGACCGCGCAGGAGATCACTACCGCGACCTCCACGTATCTCGCCACGCATCCCACCGAGTTTCAGGGCGTTCCCGGCGCCGCTGGTGCTGCCGGACAGAACGGGGTGAATGGCAAGGACGCCACCGATGCGCAGGTCGCCGCGGCGGTGGACGCCTACTGCAGCATTCGCGGCGCGTGCGTCGGCACGACGGGAGCGATGGGGCAGGCCGGAGACCAGGGCCAGCAGGGTGTGTCGGTGACCGACGTGGCGCCGGTCCGCCGCAGCGACGGCTCATGTGTGTGGGTGGTTTCCCTGCACGATCCGGCGACCGGAAAGGACAGCACGGTCACGCATCCGGCGAACGACGTCGCCTGCCCGCTGTTCACCACCAACTCGACGAAGGGAGCCCACGGGTGAGGACCCTCTACGACTCGATCACCGCCACGGACATCCCCACCGGCGCGCAGATGGTCGCGGGATACGTCAACGGCACCTTCCAGTGGTCCGACGCCGACTGGGCGCGTTTCCCCAACGCCACGAAGGTGCGGATCGCGACCCGCGCGTGGATCAACGACGGGCATGTCCTCGACGTCGAAACCGGCGACGCCGTGCCCGGGCAGGCTCCCGCCTGGGTGGAGATGCGCCGCGCCGCCGGGGTCGACCCCACCGTGTACTGCAACGCCTCTACTCAGGTTGCCGTACAGGCCGCGTTCAACGCCGCCGGTGTGCCACAGCCGCACTACTGGATTGCGCACTACGACAACGTCCCAACGCTGCCGCCCGGGGCGGTGGCGAAGCAGTACATCAACGACCCCATCTCCGGCGGGCACTACGACCTGTCCGTCGTCGCCGACTACTGGCCTGGCGTCGACCCGGCCGGCCCGCAGCCCGCAACGTTCCCGCCCAGCCCAGACGATGAGGAGTCCACTGTGCTTGTCCCTGCCGGTACCGACCACGTCACCCTGATCACCCACGGCAAGACGCGGCTCGTGCTGGGCTGCGGCTTCGGCGACCAAGTCACCATCCACTCCATCGACGGATGGGGCACCAACGCCAGCGGATGGAACTCGATCCGGGTCGGCGTCGGCGGCCACATCGGCGAGTTCGTGCTCAACCCTGACGAGCCGCTGGACATCCCGTTGCAGAACGGGGAAGTCCTCTGCTCGATCAGCTACACCGCCAACCACAGCTTCGCCGCCGGCGCGGCCTGAAAGGACAGATCGTCATGTGGAAGAACCTCCTCGCCGCGCTGAAGGCCGGCACGTGGGCGCCCGCGCTGAGCGCGCTCGTCACCACGGCCGGCACGATCGGTCTGGTCACCGCCACCGAAGCGTCCGCGACGACCGACGTGCTCGGCGGTGTCGCGTCGCTCATCACACTCGTCGCTGCCGCGGTGCACGCGTTCAAGGGTGTCCAGCTCGTCAAGGCTGCCTCCGCACCGAAGGGCTGACCCCGTGCCGCTGTCCACTGTCACCGTCACCGGCTCGTGGGTGACACCGTCGAACACCTTCGCTACGGGGCAGGTCACGTTCGCCCCGGTGCAGGACGCACCCGGCGGCGGCTACATCGTTGTCGCCGCCGGGGTGACGGTGCAGCTGATCAACGGCGCGATCTCGCAGGTGCTGGTCAACAACGCCCAGGCCACCACGTTGCAGTACCTGGTGACCGAACAGATCACCAACTCGCTGAACGTGTCCTACGTGATCACCCCGACCGGGTCCACGCTGGACTTGTCGACCGCACCACGTGGCACCGTGGGCGCCACGACACCGGTGTATGTGCTCGCCTCGACCGTGGGACAGGCCAACGGGGTCGCCGCGCTGGACAGCAATGGGAAGGTGCTGGCGGCCGAACTGCCGGGCGCGCTCGTCTACAACGTGAAGGACTACGGCATCGGGGCCGGCGGGGACGACTACGCCGCAACCCAAGCACTTATGAACGCGGCGAGCGCCGCAGGGGGCGGGTACATCTACACGCCACCGAACTTGACCGTATCGGTCTCGCAGGCTGTTGCTCCCCGGTCGAACGTCACGCTGATCGGCGCGGGCCCGACCAGCGTGTGGAAGACCACCGCCAACGGGCACATCGTCGCCACCGACTCGACCACCCCGGTCAGCGACTTCAGCCTCGAG